ACGCTATGTTGCAACGTGTCCCCCTGAAACTCCCTCGTAATAAGGAAGTCTCAGGTAACGTACAAAAGCTGTCGTTCATGATGAAAGGACAGAGATTAATCCAGTTCGATACCAGACAGTATTAGATCACGTAACAGCAATTGGAGAAGTCAGGTGCCGTTAAGAAAAGGTTCAAATCCCGACAAAGATTATGGAAGAAGATATCCCAGGCGTTCAGCGTAGGGATATGTGCAGCAGTACGACGGGTTCGTATCTGCGCCAAATGGGGCAACTTTGTCAGGAACTATATGAAAGTGAACCTATGGATTAGGAAACTAACCATGACAGGTTAGGGGGAGACCGCTATGGCTTATCTCAAGGCATTTAGTGATTTGTGCAGAGAATCGGCAATCACAACGGGGGATTGTCCCCTGAACAAGCTTACAAATCCACTGAAGCAGATGTTTTCTTGTTTGAACACCCGCTAGAAGCTCTAAGCCTCGTACATAGGACGAGCATTACCCGAAGGTGGTTAAGCTTCTTACAATAAGGCCATCGAAAAACATAAGGCGGCTTACTTATAGCAGCCTCATGTTGACGCTAAGGATTTGTAAGATCTTGATCGATTTATCAGGAATGATCTCCTTAAGAAGAAAGGACTTGACGAAGTCCTCATCCCTAATAATTAACTTCCTATCCATTCGGAAGGCGCCTGCTTGGAATCGTAAGTGTCCGAAGGTGGTCATAGTGGATACATCAGCTATCTGTTAAACAAATTTAGATATTGTAGTACGCTGATGACCATATCTAACTCTAATCCCGAGAACACTACCGACGGAACGGTCTCACACAGGGTCTTGGCAGATGGGGTCAATGATTGGAAATCAGATCCAACCATTAAGCAATTTGAACAAATGTTATGGACCCATCCCAATATGCATAAGGGCTTGGATGACTAAGAAATAATGGCCGTCTTCCAATAAATGGAAGCTGTAGACGGAGGCAGTGCTGAATAACTGCAGCGCCTTCTTAGTTATCCGTTTGAAGTAGCCCAAGTCGCTATGGACATGACCGATGTGGAGTACGATACGCTTTCCAATAACTTCTTCCTCAAGTAATCTTAAGACGTGACGGATCTATTTGGAGATCCTACGTTTATCAACGTCTATATGCTCTAAGAAGGATGCCATGCTGGTATTCTAGAGTCAAGAATGGAAGATCCTTTACCGACCAAAACATACAGTTAAGGCGGAAAGATCATCCTTACAGAGGTGTTCAATTAACAAGCTCTAGCATAACTCAAGCACAACATTGGACTTTTAGAAGAAGACGAACAAAGGCATTATGAGCAACAGGCAGTCATATAGGCTATCATCCGAGATGATCTAGCCAAGTACAGGACATTCTAAAACTTTTACGATTACAGACTGTACTAGGCTCAGCGTGTGACTCCTGCGGATTACCTGACACCAGATGAGCATGGATAAACCAACAACTTCGATGCTGATGTTGCTCGTGAACACTATGAGGACGTGCATAGACTTGCTAGAATGTACATGTCTAAACACGTGGGGAATGGGTGGGAAGGAACCAAAACATTGTCCGAAGCCCAAAGGGAGAATCAGATGAATCGGTTCCACCACAAAGTCATAGCCATACCCACTAGAGGCGCGAAGACACGAATAGTGACTAAATCGCCCGCCTCCCTCATATGTTCCACACAAAGATTTAGGGCTCCAATCCTTGAATTGATAAAGAGATAAATCCCGGAGGCCCTGTCCGTTTTAGTTGGAAAGCGTTCCAAGGCTGTTACGGAACTGTTCAAGAAAGAACTCACTGGTACTCGCAAAATTGTTTCGACCGACCTGACCGCTGCTTCTGATTCCATCCCACATAGCGTTGCACGTGCTATATGGACCCCGATATTAGAATAGTTCGGGGTTTCCGATGAGGAAAAGGAAACAGTCTTATAATCTCTCGGCCCATAAGACATAGTGTATCCAGACGGTGAAGTTATCCGCTCAAGTTGCGGAATATTCATGGGATGTCCCCTCACTTGGATAACACTAACGATTATGCACACATTCTGGGCGCGATAGGCTTATAAGAATTACGAAGAAAAGTTGTTCTCTATGAAATTACTGAGAAAGGGCGAACGTGCCCCCGAGCAACCCTTCGCAATATGCGGTGATGACCTTGCCGGTATTTTCACACCTCAATATTATGCTGAATATGAAATGATGGTGAGAAAATACAACGGTAAATTCTCCTAAGGAAAGCATTTTGTTTCCGATCGATACGGAGTATTTACCGAACTTATGTTTGAATGTAAGAAGGCAAAGGCTCATACTTAATACGTGTCGAGAACTGCTGAGTACC